AGGTCGATTTCGTCAAGTAACAAGATTGCTCCTCGTTCGAGTGCTTCGATAACGGGTCCGTTATGCCAGATTGTGGCACCATCAACAAGACGGAAACCGCCAATAAGATCATCTTCATCTGTTTCGATAGTAATGTTTACTCTGATAATTTCTCTCTTCAGTTGAGCACATGCTTGCTCTACTGAAAATGTTTTACCATTACCTGAGAGTCCAGTAATGAATGTAGGATAGAAGATACCTGATTGAATGATCTTCTTAACGTCTTTGAAGTTACCAAATGGTACATAGTTCTCACATACCTCTGGAATTAAACTCTTTGACTCAATCTTGACAGTTTTCTCAAGTTGCTTTCTTGCTTGAGCAACTGTAAGTTTCCACTGTCCTCTAGTTACCTTCTTTAATTGAGGTAACTTCTTCACACGTTTAGCAATACTTTGTACTTGCACATTAAAATGAGTAGCAGCTTCATGTATATGATTGCTGTTGATGTCAGTACCAAAGTTCTTAAAGAAAGAAAGAAGGTCACTGTCACTGAAAGTTGGTTGGAAAGGCATTGTTTTTGTTTAATCTATGAGTTCATTATAAAGGAGTGTACAATTAAATGCTATAATCATTGTGCCACTTTGTCAACTGGTTATGCAACCATATCAACAAAGGATGATAACACTTTCTTATTGGTTGCTTTTGCCTTTAAATTTCTTTTAAATGCAGTACGTATTTGTGCTTTAGATGCATTTTCTTTAACTTCAAATTCAGTTTCCCTATTTAAGTTAGTTGATGCAATACCATATAGAACACTATAACCACCAGGTTTTAGAATTGCTGACTTGTTCTTACTCCATGATCTCTTATCAGATTCAAGGTAGTTATTATCCTTAGTATAAGTATAATGGAATCTAGAAACATCACGTGACTCAACGATCCTTAGACCTATAGTTGAAACACTAGGGAAATTATCTGTAAGGTTATCTAATAAGATTTTAGTTACATTTGAATTCCATGTCCAATCAGCACAAGGAGGATAGATTCTACCTACCTTTCTATCACGTATCTGACAGTTCTGATGTAAACTTACTCTACCCCATCTCCATTGGTCTTCCCAATGTCTTTCTACTTTGTTTACTCTAGAAATAGTACATGATTCACCATCAGTTAAGAATACTGTATTGAGTTTAGAAACCTTATGCTTATTCAAAAACTCAGGAATAAGATCACGTAAAGCAACTATAGTTTCATTTAATGGAGTACCAGAAAGATTTAAACCATATGGAATGAACTCAGGCATATGCTTCTGGAAAGAAGAAGCAAGTTTGAATAAATTTGAACAATCCTTTTCAAACTCTTTAGAAGTTCTAGATGAAGATAAGAAATTAAGCAAACGGAATTGTGGATTTAAGTAGAGAACATTCTCTTCCATATCAATTACTTCACTCATATGCCAATTTCCTCTGTCATCCATTTCACTATGTTGCCATTCTTTTGGGCACTCATAAGTAAATCCATAAACCTCAAATGGAATCTGAACTTTCTTACAGAACCATACAAGATTTAATAACTGTTTTACAGTGTCTCCAATAACATTCTGCATAGATCCAGACCAATCTAATATAAAGATTAGTCCATGATTCTTACCCTCAGGTAAAACTGTTATCTTTTTGAAAAGATCCTCGTTGAATTTGTAAGTATGGAGTTTCGTTGTATCGAGTACTCCAGTCCTACTAACAGCAGCACGAGAATAAGCATCTGCAGATTTTCTACATTCAAATTCTTTAACAAGATAGTTTACTCCCTTACTTGATTCTCTTTTATATTGTACATATTCCTCTTGTAATTCTCTATCATATCTACTATATGTTAACCTAGTTTCATAACCATAACTTCTCATCTTTTCATCACCACCCTCTGCCCAATAGTTCTCCATGTATGAATGAACACCTTCACATGGTACAACAATTTTATCTAAGTGTACTTTAGGGAAATCTAGATAAGTAGTTTCTCTAACAGTATCATTGATTAATTCCTTCTGATGATAATCAAATGCTTCTTGTGTTTCAGAGTGTAGATCATCATCTTCACATTCTTCTCCACCACTCTTTTCATTACATGGTTCTTTTTCTTGCTCTTCTATCTTCTCAGAGTCGTCTGTACTGTCCTCAGAATCGTCTGTAAGGTCACTCTCATCTGATTCACTATCTGTTGTATCCATTGAGATACCATTTCCATCCATATTTTCTTCATGAGAATTAGGATTCTTTAAGTTGATCTCTATGTTCTGGTCTCTATTTGCCTTAATGAAATTACATATTTCTAATGATAATTCTAGAACTTCTTCAAATGTTTCTACTTCTTTTACCTTATTAACAAGAACTTGCTCCTTCTCGTTGAATCTAATAACTTCAAATGCACCTAACTTGAAGTAAAGATTAATACGATCAATGAAACCAATGTCTTGTAAATCTCTAGATTGAATTTCAAAGAAATCTTTTACATGTAATTCTTTATATCCTTTATAGAAACTCTTAGATAAACCATTATATCTTCTCTTCATTAACTTTTCAATTCTTGCATCCTCTATAACATTAACAAAATCTGGTGGAAGATTCTCATACTTTCCTTCCTTCCACACTTTTACTGGTGTGTATAATGCATGTCCTACTTCATGACCAACAAGCATATCATATACATTGTCAGATGCTTGCCACATAGGAAGAGTTAATACTCTTGTCTCTACATTGAAACATGCAGTAGGTACTTGCTTATGCTCTACTATCAAATTCTCAGTAGCAAGCAATTTAGCAAGATTATCTTTGACTTCAAGATGTTGTGAGTTCATGGTGCTTGTCGTATATGTTTCCATTATAATAAGAAACCCTCCGCTTGGGAGGGTTAAGTAGACGGTTTATCAACTGTCCACGTCGTTTTTTAGCAGCACGTAATGCTTGCGGCTTCAAGGTACGCTTTTGCTGCTTCTTAGAGTGATGTTGCCAGTTCGGAAGTTGTGCCATCGTACTGTTTGGGTTTAGAGAAATTCTTGTATTTCTTGAACTCTATCACATTATCAAACTTATCGACAATCTGTTCCCCCTTATGTGAGATAACAAACACATTGTTACCATCAGTGATATTATAGAGGATCTTCATGAAGTCCATAGTACCATTGGTATCTAAAGAACTATCAAAGATTTCATCAAGGATCAGGATGTTTGTATTAACTGAGTTCTTAAGTTTAGCGATCTCTCTCCATGTAAAGAGTAATGCTAAATCAATTCTCATCTTCTCTCCTTCAGAGAAGGAAGCATAAGAAAACTCATCTCTAAACCTTGACTTAATTGTCTCATTAAACATTTCATCGAGGTTAAAGTTGACATAGAACTCTAACTTCTGAAGGTATTTATTAATAAGATCATTCATTACAGGTAGATATTTTCTAATAATAGATGACTTGACACCTCCATCTTTAAGAAACTCTGACACCATCTTAAGATCTTCTCTTTTGTTAATGACTTCTTTTCTTAGTATTTCTTTTTCTCTACCTTGTTGTATTATCTTTAATAACTTATCTTTTTCTTTATCAACAGAACCATCATCAGTTTTTATGGATTCAATTTCTTTCTCTATCTCTTTGATTTTCTTTGTCTTCCAGTTTATATCACTGAGAGATTGTTTTATCTTAATCTGAGATTCTTTAATAAGAGTAGATATCTCATTACGTTCAGTTAAATCTTTATCTAAGAGTTTATGTTCTTTTGCAATTTTATCTAATGCTTCATTCAACTTAGAAACTTTATCCTCATCAGTAGATACCATAGTATCACGTAGATCAAATTTTATATCCTGATGACAGGTAGGACAACTTGCATTACCTTTAAAGAATTTAATTTCTTTTGTTAGATCTTTAATCTTACTATTAAATTTTACTTTAAAATCTCTTAGGTTCTGTATTCTTTCAGTAGGATCTTCTCCTTCTGATAATTCAAATGTCAAACTATCTACCTCTCTCATATCAAGTTCTATCTCTTCTTCTGCTATAGCAATCTGTTGTTTTAATGATTCTATATTCTCATTCCAGTGAGATACATTACTCTGACTTTGTTTTCTCAGATCTTCTATCAATGTTTTTTGTACTACAACTTTATCCTTTAGTAAAGACATAGCATTTTCTACATCAAACACTTCTTCTTTATTAAGTTTAATCCTTTCCTTTAATATAAGATTCATTGTAGAGAATATTCTTATATCAAGTATATCTTCTATAACATCTCGTCTACCTGGTGCAGACAACTGCATAAAAGGAACAAAGGTACTTGATCCTAGTACAACTATTTGAGTGAATGATTTATAGTTCATTTTTAGAACATTCTGTTCCAACCATTTCTGTTGATCATTGGTTGCAGAAGATTGATCTAGTAATGTACCATTTTTATAAATTTCAAATACATTTGGTTTTATTCCTCTTACTATTTTCCATTGTATTTTTCCAATATCAAACTCTAACTCTACTTTACAATCTCCACAGTTAACTGTATTGACTAGTTGACTCTTATTAATTTTACGAAATGGTTTACTGAATAGTGAAAAACATAATGCATCTAAAATGGTTGATTTACCAGAACCATTTTCTCCAACGATCAATGTTCTTTCATGACCATTTAGATTTACTTCAGTAAAGTTGTTTCCTGTACTCAGGAGGTTTTTCCATTTTATAGTTTTAAATTCAATCATACTCTGGGTGGAATAATAATGTCATCAGGGGTAACTACACAATAAGTATATCCATGGTCTTCACATATTTGAACAGCAATATCATCTTCTACTTGAATGATCCTCATGTCAGGATAATCTTCTGCCTTTAGTAATTCAGCGTGTCTCTCTGCATCTTCCTCCTCCTCAAACAGATACAAAACATTATTTGATCCAACGTTGGGAGCATATGCACCTTCATCCTCCTTTCCTTTTATTGTTAAAATAAACATTATTCTAGTTGGATGGACTCTGCATATATTGAATTGACAATTGATTTTAAATTGTCTTTGCCATGATAATCAAGGTGGTCAATATACTTTTCTAAGTATGTTAGAGTTCCCTCTATCTCGATGTCGCCAGTTTCTGGGACGAATTGAACTGTGTTGTCAATAATTTTTAAATCATGTATCCCTATATTATAGAGTCGTTCTATTAAATTGTCAAATTCATAATAGTTATCTTTCTTTTCAACTATGAGTTTTATAAATTTATCCTTATACTTCTGAAGGTTTAGTGTTTGATAGTTCGTAGTAGAATCATCATAGAAAATCTTCTCAAACATATAGTGAGGATTTTGTATGAATTTCAATCGCCTAGTTTTTGTATTGTATAAATGGAATCCTCTTGTCTCAGAATAGTCATTCCAATATGTCTGATAAGGATTACCAAGATATCTTATATTGCCATTGCTAGATCTAGTATGAAAGTGACCAGAGTAAACGTTCTTAAACCTATCAAACTTCTCTATACTTAATCCATGATCCATAATAAAACCAGGATGTGCCTCGAATCCCTTAAACTCTAAGTGACCCATACATATTTCTGCTTTAGTACTGTCTATCTCTTCATATGTTTCTACTTCATTCTCTATACAAATCCAAGGAACAAAGCAGATATCTAAACCTTCTATATTAAGAGTACTTGCTTTCTCTATACATTGTACATTGTCATAGTGATTAAGAAGTAAATCAACTGTGTTAATATTTAATGTGTTCTTGTAGTATGCAGTATGATTACCAACTAAGGTATATAATTTTATACCCATGTCAGCAATTCTATCAAAATACTTTTCCTTTGCCCAGTTTAATGACCAGAAATCTATTTGTTTTCTATTGTCAAAGGTATCTCCTAGATCTAACAATGTTTTAATATTGTTTTTCTCTAGAGTAGGAAAGAATGTATCATTATAAAATTCTTCCATATAGTCATGGAACACTTTGCTACCTTTACGTACTCCAAAGTGTTGATCAGTAATAATTCCTATCATTGACGATATCTCTGCTCAAGTGATGTCTTAATACCTTCATACTCTGCTTTGTTTCCATAAGCATCAGCAGAAAATAGTTCGTTATGTCCTGACTTCTCTATAATTTTAGTTTTTATATCTACTTGTTTCTTTTCCTTTTGTATCCTACGTAAGAATGCATAGTAAATTATCTGTGTGAAGTATGCAAAAGGGTTTCTAGATTTATTAGGATCAAAGTTATCAATGTATGTAATACAGTTCTCTATGCCATCACCTATCATGTCATCTTTAAACATGTAGTTGACAAAGTTAGGTTTATATGATAAATGTTGTGCTATCTTTAAAAAGCATGAACCTATGTACTCTCCCACAGGAGGTTTCTTAAGTCCTTTTAACTTAGCAATCTCTACGTTGTCTTTGTACTCGATAATTGCTGCTAAGAACTCTTTATTGTTAACGTAATGTTCCTTGCTTTTTGCCATTAAATGTTGCTATCCTTGTCCACCTATCATAACATACTTTAGGGGACTTGACAAGTGGTTGTAATGTGTGTATAATAACTGTGTCAACGGTTAAGGGATAATACTAAGCTTTATCTGGATCTTCTTTTTTAAATTCTATACGGAAGATCGTTTCTAGATACTCTCTCGCCATATCAACCGATCCAATCAAACCAGTTTTTTCATTTAGTGGTATACGACCTCTTGTTCTCTTTTGTGGAATAGGAGGTTTCTTTGTATGACCTTGCATCTTAGCAAACTTCTCTGCTTCACCTAATTTAATTAATGTAGTTTCATAGAACTGAGCAGTAAAGGAACTCATTTCTTTTATACACAATAAGTCCTCTCCATATATTGTAAAACTATTCTCATGTGATACTTTCATCCAAGGTTTAATCTTAACACCTGACATGATACCAGGAATATCTACTTCTTCTACACAGATTGGATTCTCAATAACCAGTAGGTCTTCCTCAGGACATGCTTCTTTTACAAAGCATAGGATCTCTTCCTCTGATTTGAATTTAATACTAGCGTAAAATGAATCCATGTTACTGTTTAAGTTTTACTTTAATAAGTTCATAGTCGAAGTTTTCTTGATTGTATATCTTTACTCGTTCAAACAAATGATGAAGAGTGTAGTTGGTATTCTTACCATTATTTGATATATCATCTGCAATATCATATAGTATTGCTTCATTCTTATTTTCACCCTTCCTTAGGACTCTACCTATTGATTGGAGGTTTCGTACTCTGGATTTTGACGGTGACGCAAAGATAATGTTGTGAAGACGCTTAATGTTAATTCCAGTTGAGAAGGTGCCGTAACTGGCAACAATGATTGCATTGTCTTCATTCTCGGTAATGCTCCTAATTTCTTCACGATCTTTGGTCTCTACACCTCCATGAACTAAAAATACTTTACGTCCACTAGATGCACTATTATTTATCATATCATAAAGTGGTTCTCCGTGCTTCTCTACGTAGTTGAATAGAACTAGTGTATTTCCACTAAGGTCTAATGCAAGTTTTTTGATAAAGTTATTCCTTCTCTCATGAGTTACTATCCATTCTATTTCCTCTTGATAATTATCAAACTTAGTATATGGATGTATTAGTGTGATAATTTTTATCTTTAACCTAGACAAGTGACCTTGTTTAATTAACTCGTTCGTGTTAGTTACCTTATCATGAGGTCCGAATAGTCCTTCTAGTACTAACTTATTTGTTTTACTACCATCTAATGTACCAGTAAACCCTATACGATACCTTGCATGATGTAGTTTAGTAAGTATTTCCGTCAGTGACTTCGCTTTGAATAGATGTGCTTCATCACCAATGACTGCAGTAAAAGGTTGAAACCATTTCCTAGATTGTTTATATACTGATTGCCATGTAGTTATAGTAACTGGTTTGTCAGTAACTTTTTCATGACCTGCATATATCCTATGAACATAATCATCTACACACCATCCATAGGAAAAGAAATCCTTATATAACTGTTCTACTAAAGATGTAGTAGGCACAACTATCAATACTTTATTCTTAGTTTCAAATAAAAATCTGACGATTGAATATATCATCAGTGATTTACCTGATCCTGTAGGTGATACTATTAACCTTCTTCTTTTCCGTAATGCTTCGTAGATAGCAGTGTATTGATAATCTCTTACTTTTAGTGAAGTAAACTTATCGACATACCTTTTTACTCCATCGGAAGATATAAGTTCATCTTCTGAATCAGGCATACCGAAGTGTTCATTATCAACATACTCATATCCATAACCTCTCTCCTCACAAAAGGTTTCGATATACTCTCTTAGACCTGCATATATCTGACCAGTTGCTGGTGAGAATAATCTTATCTTACCATCCCAGTATCTCTTCCTATAGGAATCCATAAACTTTGCTTCTGGTACTTCAAAAGTGAAGTGGTCAGAAAGTTCATAGGAGATATGTGGTTGAGTTTTTAGTTGAAGGTATACTTCGTTTTTCTTTTTAATAAGAACATCACTCATCTAAACCCCTAGAATAACGTAACCAATCAATTGCATTCTTTACTTGGAATGAACGATTGTTTATCATATTTAGTATCTTTTCGAGACATTTCTCATAACCATCATACATATCTAACCGAGCTTGTGCCTCATTCAACTCTTCATCTGCATTAAGATAGATGGGAACTTCATTCTTCATAATCTTTACATCAGGGCATTGTTCATCCCTTCCCATCAGGTAATGGTACTTTTCTTTATAAAGTTTCTGAAATGTATATTGTGCTCGGTTTTTAAGTAATTTGTACCTCAGCAATTTGTCCAACCACTTTGCATGAAGTTTAGGTATTCTACGTGCCTCTTCATTTAAGTCATCAAGCATAACAGCATCTTCACGCCATTCATCTAAAAATTCAGTATTCATAATGTTAATTCTTTATCATTCTTATCTAGTAGTTTAAAGTATGTATATTTGAAAGTTATATTTGAAGTTAAGTACTGTATATCATTAGTGTCTACGTTAAATGGTAAACCTGTTATTCCTATAGGGAATGCATCGTACAGTTTAACTACAACTTGGGTATTAAAATTACTGTTTAGTATTCTTAAAGTAAGATCTAATCTATCGTAATCTGGTCCTTTGTGTTCCTTCTCCACCATCTTGTCAGCAAATTCCCTCCACTGACTTGCCTTCTGTGGATATGTTATACCAGTCATCCAATTATGAACGATAGAGTAGTTTCTCATATCTTCATCAACAAGCATAGTTATAGTAAAGTCCTCATAATTTAACTTGTCACCACTAAGTTGAAAGTCATTAAAAGGAGTTGCTTGTTGTGGACCACCCATTGATATACCAGGAATATTTGCTGCAGTACAATCAAACGATACCTCTTTAAAAATAGGTATGTCCAGTTGAAATGCTACTGGTGCTAAGAAGTTTAAATTATTGCTCACGGTAAAAACGGAGTCCTCCCCTAGTATTTAGACATAAAAAAAGAGACCCCGTAGGGTCTCTAGTAAAATATGTAATCTGAATTACATTAAGTTTGCAACAGATACTCTTCTGTAGTAAACGTTTGTGCTTAGGTTACCAGCAGCACTAGGGTTAGAATCGGTAAGAGTTGAATCATATCCCTTAGCAAATGGGTTAAGAACTACGCCATAACGTGTCTTAAATCCGATGCGTGGCTGGAAGTCGTCTTGCCCGACGCTACGTACCATCTGTAGAGGTACATAAGGACAATAGAACAGACCAGCATCATAAGGAGATGAACCTTTGTATCCGATAACATAGTACTGATTACCTGAGTTACCTGAAGATGCTGTACCACCACGAGTGATAGTTGCATATGGGTCAATGTAAACTCTGTATCTACCATTAAGGATACCAGCGAAGGTATTTCCTGTCTCATCAACCGCTAAACGGTTGTTACCTTCGATTGCAGGAGCGTAATCAAGAGCACCAGCCATTGCTAAAGCAGAAGCAACGTCAGCAGAGCACATTATCATGTTACCCTTTCCACGACGAGTTTCTCTTGCAATTGCGTTTGCGTCTCTCTCGATTTGGAACATAAGTCCCTTGAATTTCTCAACAGACCATCTACCATTACTATCAACGTCTAGGTCGAAAGTACCAGCAGTTGCTGTATCAAACTGTGCACCACGCTTTGCAGATTTGTAAATTGTACGAACAATCTCTCTGTTGATCTCAGCAAGGATTTCAGATGAAAGAATGTTTGCCAATTCTGACTCAGCATCAAGACCGTGAATTGCACGTAAATCTTGAGCAAGTTCAATACTGTACTCTGCCTTTAGAGCTCTGGACTTAGCAGTAACCGAGATCTTCTCGATACTGAATCCCATTTCTCTGAAGTCAGGAGCAGAACCGTCACTATCTAATGCTTCAGAGTCCTGTGTGGACATTGGAGCACCATTGTTATAGTAACCTTGAACTGTAGCTTCGTTAGAACCTGTAAATGCGTCGTTAAGAACAGCAGGGTTGTCACCTGTTAGTGTAGGACCTGCACCAGAAACGTCGTTAGCACCACCAGTACCTGACTGATTTGGGTTAACTTCGTTAAAGAATGTCTCAGCATTACTTGTGCCAGGACCGTCGTAACGTGCTCTCATTGCAAAGATTAGTCCAGTAGGACCACTCATTGGTTGAACACCAGCAAGATCATAAGCAACCAAGTTAGGCATTGCACGTCTAATCAATGAGATTAGAACTGGGTCAAAACCTGCAACTGACTGGTCACCTGATGAACTAAAACCAGGGTTTCCTGTACCCGCTGGGTCTGTGTTCATTGTAGGAACTGCTTCAGATAAGATCTGACGTTCCTGTCTAATTACTTTTTCTTGGTTCTCTAAGAGAATAGAGGTAACAGCTTTCTTATAGTTATCTGTGATAGGATCAAGATCACCATGGTCGAGAACTGGTGCCCATTTTTCTTGAAGAACCTTAGACATACCTAATGTCATTTGATTTTTTCCTCTTTAAAAATTAGGGGTTAGTTAATAATTTACTGCCACTGTGAGATAGCGTTGACATATGCTGCCATTGCACCTTCTGCAGGTGCTGCTACTTCTCCAGTTGCTACATCTTCCTTAGGAGCAGAAACCTTTTCCTTGGGGAAATAGTTTTCCTTAAGGGTTGCAAGCTTCTCCTTAAAGGACTCTTCAGATTCAAACACAACTTCTTCTGCTAAAGAAGCAAGCTTCTCTGCCTGAGTTTGTGCTAAACCTTTAGATACTTCGGCAATTAATGATTCACGAGTACGTGTATTAATTTGGCCGCTGAGTGAGACGTTCTTTTCAATTTGCTCATTGAGCTTCTCTTCCATTTCATCTAGTTTGTGTGTCATCTCATCGAGAACATCATATTTTTCTTCAGGGATTGATACATAATTTTCTTCAAAAAGCTTCTTCATGCCATCCATGAAGGAGCCATACATTTCTAGTTTGATGCCTTTGTGGAGTTCGATTTCATTCTCTTTCTTCCACTCTTCGGCAACATAAGTGAGAAACTTATCCATTTTCTCAGAAAGTTCAGTTTTAACTTCCTCAACTTTCTCAGATAATTGCTTCTCAAATTCTTCTTCTAACTTCTTCTTGCTCTCAGAGATTTTACTCTTGACAGCAGCTTCAAAGATAGTTTTTGTTTTTGCTTTAAACTCTTCGGAAAGTTCTTCGCCAGTTAGAAGTGCTTTAACATCATCATCGACATTAATTTCTTCTTCCTTAACAACTTCTCCTTCGGGTTTTGTTTCTTCCGCTTTAGTGATACCTGCAGGCTTCCCTTCAGCAGCACCAGCGTTCTTGTTAACAGCGTTTCCTTTTATCGCTGATGTACCTTTATTGGCAATTTTCGATGAGTTATCATCGTTCTTATAGTTTTGGTTGGTAGGACCACCCAAATTTTCAATCGAAGCATCTTGAGGTGCAGGGACGGAAACTTTTTCCATACCATCTGCAGCACCAGCACCATCAGTGACTTGGCGTTCAGAGAGATTCTCTTCGACGAATGTTTCAAATTTCTGGTCAACTGATGCTGACATATTAATACTCCGTTGAACTATTAGATTAATCTGAATTTATTTATAATTACAGTCCTTTCAAGAACTGTTCAAATGCGGAAACTTTGCGTTCCTGTAAATTATATAGGGTAGCAGAGTCAATTTTCTTCTTAATATGAGAAATTTCTTGCTCTTTTAGTAATCCATTATCCCAAACCCATTCTTTTCCTTCCATAATACCTTCTACAAAAGCATCAGGAGCAGATGGATCTGCCACAATATCAGCAGCAGTTGCTAACTGATAGTCATCACGAACGTAGTTTGCACCACCCATTTCTCTTAGAGAACCAACTCCTCTAGAAGAAACACCTAATGATACACCCTCATCTAGGAGAGATTTTGCAATCTGACCCATTGGTGTATCTAAAAGTTTTGCTTTACCAATATAATTGTTTCCTTCTCTTACGAGTGATTCAATTTTATGTGAAGCTCTATCCAAATTAACTGTTGGTCCTTCTGGATGTCCTAATTCACCTAAAGCACGATTCTTAGAAATGTTTTCTGTGGTATATCTACCAACTTCTCTTTCAAGAATGTCAATAGGATACACTCTACCATTTCTATTTTTAATTTCACCTTGCAAAAATACACCTTGGATATAATGGTTTTTCTTACCATTGTTATCCTCAGTTAGAAATTTTACTTCCTCTATTTGTTCAGTTATTAGTTTCATTGTCTTCTGGTGAAGGGGGTAACTGTTCGTCACTATCGACAGCATCTTCCTCAGGTTCAATCAAATGATTAAACATGTTTTTTCCTACCTTCTCTTTTTCAAGAGTTAGTATCTCTGCTGCTTTGTTCATAATGACATCTTTGACCGCATCGGATGCATCTGATAGATGATCCTTCATGATCATATCAACGATTTTAGTAGTTTCCATAACATAACCTCATGTTTATTTAGCATTTTTGTTACCATTACCTTTACTTGGTGGTAACGGTGGTTGTTTCATTTGATCAATTTGAGCTCTTTGCATCTCTTGTTCTAGATCTGCTGTCTCTTGATCTTGACCTAATTGTGCAACTGGATCCATAACTAGACCCAATTTTATCTCACTATCTATTTGCTCACGCATTTCAACTATTTCTTGCTCTGTAAACTGGAGTAGTTGACGCATAACATAATCTTGTGAGAAGTATTTTCCAACATAAAGATCTAGTTCATTTAAAACTTCCATCTTTTTCTGGAGCATCTCTAAATCTTTTAGTTCAGAGAAGTGATTATCATACAAATAATCATACTGGATATGCTCTTTCATATCCTCCCAGTCGTCAGGTGTGATAACACCTTTCAAGATTAACTGGGTCTTTAATAGATCATGAAATAGATCAGAGAATTTCTTACGGAGACGACCTACAAATTTTGTAAATTTAATTTCATCTCTGTTAATTTCTTCTGACTTACCAAGATCGAATGATTTATCACTCTCTAATCTTGATGGTGGTACGTTTAATGCTTTATATAATTGTGTTTGGAAGTACTTGATATCTGTTAACTCACCTAAGTTTTGTCCACCAGGTAAAGTTGTAATCTCTGTTCCTCTACCACCTTCTCTACGTGGTAACCAGAAATCTTCAAGCATACTCATATGCTTCTTATCGTCACGGATCTCACCAGTGTTTGAGTCGTATACTAACTTATTTCTGTAGCGAGACATGACATCACGAAGATATTGTTCCGCTTTTATCTTTGGAAGATTACCTACATCAATGTAGAATATTCTTCTTTCTGGTGCACGTGATAATCTGTAGATAACAATACTATCTTCAAGCATTCTTAACTGGTTAAGATACTTAATTGCTTTATGTAAGTAACTTAATACTATATTTTTACCTTGATCTTTTACACCTGAGGTAATATATGCTATAGCATCATTAGCAATTTTGATACCTTGGTTTGTATTGTTTACACCTTTCTCGTTGTAAATATAAAATTCTGTGGTCTTACCATAATCATACTTCATGAATTGGTCTGCATCCATAGGTGGTTTTTCCACAATACGGAGCTTCTTAATTTTAAGTGGATCAATCCAGCGTAACTCTAATATACCTTTAGTTGGATCTTCTAAATCTACCACCTTATGGTAAAACATTCTACCATCAATAAACCATCTTCTGAATATTTGATGAGCAGCTTTGTCTACATCTAATAGTTTCTTTATATGATCGAACTCGTCTCTTATACTTTTCTTTATTGAATCGGATGCTTCTAAGTTTGATAGTTCAATCTCTACGGGACTATCATCTTTATCTGAAACAATCGCTTCATTTGTGATATCTTCGATAGCACTATCAACCTCAGGTTGCAGTGCCATCTGTCTATAACGACGTATTAAGTTTATCTCGTCTCTCTTTTTTGAGTCATCAAGATCCACATAATGACCGAACCACCCACCAAAAGGAGTAATGGTGGATGTTGCGTCATTATCTACTGGAGGTACTGGGGAAGCAGCACCTTTTGCCTTAAGTTTGGGGTCTTTATCTTTTATAGAGAACCCAAATAAAGTTGCCATAATTAAATTGTATTTACCGTGTAACTATTTAGTCAAGTTCTAAACAACTAAATCTGGTTCAGATAAGAAACCAGTAGTAGTATTAGCAGGTGTATTATTCTGACCTGGCTTACTAGCATCAAGGTACTGATACTGGAACTCAACATCAAACTCTTCTAGAGCATCGTTACTATCAAATGCAACATTAATTGCACCAACTGAAGTTGGCCATGCATCAAATAATTTGTAAGTTCTAAGAACCTTATTCTTATCAACAGAACTACCACTACCAGCAGCAGTTGAACCAGAAGCATCTTTAGATAACTGTCTGATGTAGATGTCTTTAAAGATAGCATCTAATCCAGTTGTAGCACCAATGTTTTCATCAACTTGGTTACCTAAGTTGATCCATTGTTCAAATGCAGCTCTAAGATTAAAGTCAGCAGTGTTATAAAATGTAGCAGTCCATGCTTCAAATGTTCTGTCTCCAGGTATCTTAAGAAATCTTCCACGGAATGGAACTTCTATAAGTCCTTGTGAATGTGTAGGTAATGAGGTAGATCTACATAAGTATCTTCCTTGACTTGATAGAGAAACTTTTTGATCATCTGTTCCTCCATCTCCACCAACACCTGTAGGGAAGTTTATTTCAACTTCATACAGGTTAGGTCTTACTCCACCATTAAGCCTAGATTTAAATTGTGTTATGTTAGGCATTGTTTGTTATTAACTCCTTTGTGATTTAACTAGCGACTACTTCAGAGAAACTGATACCAGTTCTTGTAGCAACAAATGTCAATGTAATAAAGTTGATAGAACGTGTTGGCTGAATGTAAATATCAGCAACAAACTCGTTATTATCTATAACAGCAGATGTGTTATTTGATCCGTCACACACAACTAAGAAATCGGTAATACCTCTTCTTGATTGAATGTTACGTAGGAATGGTTCAATAATTCCTTTAAACACATTTCTTGTAATCTCATCATTGAGTTCAAAGAGCTGTGCCTTAGCAGCTTCTTCAATTGCTTTTTCAACAACAATAAAGAGACGACGAACGTTAATTCTATCGAATGCACTAGGTGTGCTAAGTGCTGTTTTGTCACCAAATAGAACTGCACCTTGACCAGGGAATGTACTGATTGGGTTAACTCTATTTGCATAAAGTTCATCTCTATCTGTCTTAGCAGGATTCCATGCAAGTTTTGCAAGGTTCCTAATAGCACCTCTAGAGAAACCTGCTGGTGAGAACCATGGTTCCTGTCTAATTGCTGTATCTGCAACTAATCCTGCAACGTCTGAGTTACATGGAATGTAGCAATACTTTTGATTCCATCTGTCATAAACATACTTGTAGTTACAATCAAGAACTAAGTATGAACTACTTGAAACACCATTGTAGAAATCTTTAACGTTCTTAACGATGTCTTTGTTAGCAAGTGGAAGACCAGTAGTAGCAATAATGTTTCCTTTATGTGGAGATCCGAATGCCATGCAATCTTTTCTCTCTGCAGCAATACCTGCAATGTAGTTTAGTTTCTCTTTTGTTGCTGTCTCAGTAGCAAGACCAGGACCCATTATAAGATACTCAAGATTGATACTATCAATCTCTCTAAACTGATCATATGCTGTATTGAAGTCAGAAGATGAAAGATCCCATGCTCCACTTGCGAGTGCTGTATAATCTGCACCTGCACCTAGATCAAAGTCCTTAGAACCTACTGGTTCAAAATCTTGTGTTCTAGTGTTTGTTTCGTAAACTGTATCACCTGCATAGATGTATGCACTACCGTCTGCAAGAACATTCTTATAGTAGTTAAGTCCACCTTGTGGTCCTCTACCATCAGATGCTTTTGATAGGTATGTAAATGATTCAATAATAGTATCTTTACTACCACTTACAGATCCATCCTCATCAACGATTGCAATATGAACTGCGTCTCTACCGTATGCATCACCTGTATAAAATTCACCATCAGCAGTGTTTACTGGACGTGCAGCAACTGAGTTCCAATATAAGTTAGAACCACTGTATAGTTTTGCGTATGACCACCAAATTGATCCGTCGTCTACAGATGCTGCAGTACCACTGTTAGATCCAATAGTTAATGAATCAGCAGCAGCAAAGAGTTGACCTGCAGTTGGGTTCTCTAGGTATGCATTAGTTGTATTATCAACTATAACAACGTGTACGTAGTGAGTTGTAACACCACCAGACATAACCATTGTATAATCAATGACCTTACCTTTCTTAGATCCTGATACTACATAATCTCCAACAGAGACATTACCGAGTGCACTGTCGCCACTTGTAAGAGCAATAGATTGCCTAGGACCATTGTCAACAATACAAACACGTAACCCATTACCCCATGAACCTGCTGTCTTGGCAGCGAACAACCATCCTGTTGTGTTGTCGTTGTACTGTGCATCATAGACCTCACTGTTCTCTATCTTGATTGAATCTGCAGAGATAACTGCTGTACCTACTGCTGTTGTACCTGGAACAGGAATTGTTGGGGAGATACCAGAGAAGTTTGTGTAATCTCCAAAGTTTGTTACTGAGAATCCAGTAATAACTCCAGAAACACTAACTGTTGCTGTAGCAGCAAATCCTGTGTTAGCAGCACCACCTGTAACTGAAACGTTGTAAGTTGCAGTTGGGTCGTAGTTAGTACCACCAGAAACTAATGTGATTGCTAATCCTGTTGGTGCAGCAATAGAGATTGAAGGTGCAGATGAATATCCTGAACCACCTGAAACTGCAATTGCAGTAATAACACCGTCTGTAATTGTAGGAGTTACTGTAACACCAGCAGAACTACCACCACCACCTGAGATTGATACAACTGGGTTTGAAGAATAACCAGAACCACCGTTTGTGATTGTTAGTGTACCAGTTAAAGCACCTGCACTAACGTTAGCAAGTGATGCTGACGCTTCTGCTGTAGTACCTTGAGCAACTGTTGCTTGACCTGTAACACCAACGTCACCAAATGTGACAGTTGGTTGTGAACTGTATCCAGAACCTGAGTTTGTTATAACAACTTGAGATACTTTACCTTGAGCATCTAAAATTGCAGTACCTGCAGCATTAGTTCCTCCACCACCACTGAATGAAACAGAAGGTGCTGAAACGTATTTACCGTTAGTTGTAGGGTTATTGATAGTTACTGAAGAAACACTTTGCCCTAGACGTGAAACAGAATTCTTAAGTTGATCTGTGTTTACTCTAGTTACGGACAGTGTTCCACCGTAATTTAAATAGTTTGTTGCTGAGAGAAAGTACTCTGAATTATTTGCTACGGGTTCACCAAATGCTTCTATTAGTCCAGCTTCTGAACTTACAGTAACAGGAGAACCTAGTTCTCCCTTAGTAAAAGGTGCAGCAAATCCTGCAATATTATTAATTCCAATCTCAGCTCTGCCATTGGTTAAGTCGAGTTCCTTAACGACGACACCAGGTGAGCGTAAAGTTGCCATGTGTATCTCCTGAGGTGATTAATCCTTATCTTCAAATATTTATTATTTTTGACTCTTTCAATGGGGAAACAATACATGAACATACTACCAGTCAGGATAATCTGCTAGGTATGGAGGTAAAGGTCTAGGTCTATTTTTCCTTTTTCTCTTAGATGTTATTCTTTTAATTGTACAGGTCTTACATTCATATGAATATGCTGAAGGATATCCTTTTCTACTTTTACGAGTAAGATAAAAATCTTCTATCAAATTCTTTCTCGTATTACATACCCTACAAACTCTTTCTTTGAATAAGACCTTATCTAGACCAAATCCAAACTCATCCATTACCTATACTCCCACAAAGAACTTAGTTCACCATACTCATCTCTAGGACTCTCACCTTCATACCATCCTTTGTTATCTGCAACAACCCATACATTACCTTCTTGATCTTTTTCTTTTTCATATGTTCCTAATCCATCATCAATAAAACCAAATGGTGCCATGTCTTGTTCTATTTGATTCTTTTGTTCTTCATAAATTCTACTTCTTATATCATTATCAGTCATCTCTTTGAAATAATCTTGTGCAACTAACCATCCAAATATAACAAGACACATTGCTAAGTCATCATGACAACCATCATCTGCTTCAAACGATTGTCTTTTCTGAATAAAAGTAGTAAGCTCAGCAATAATATCATAATCATTGATTAAAACTTTATCTGTTTCTACTAACTGTTTAAGGTTTGAACATCCTATTTTCTTAACTGTAGTACTCATCTTAACACCTAACTGTGTTTTAGTACCAGAGAATCCTTGTCCTACTACCTGACCTGCACGTCCTCTCATAGCACACATAAGCACGTTCTCATTCTCAAGATCATACTGTAGTATAGATGCTACCTGATCTCCAATATCATTTACCTCAACTAAAATAAAAGCACCATTATAACCTTTTGCCACATCATGAATGATACTTGGAAATAGCATTGGTTTAATTTCATTGTTCTTATATTTTGCAACGATATTATATGGAAAGTTGGTTATATCAAAAACTATGAACGCTGAATAATCATTACCCATTCCACGAGCAACGTCAACTGTAATTAAATACTGATGATTTTTGATAGGATTCTCGTGTATATCTAATCCTGCATTTCGA